AAACAAACAGAGATACTAGTGGAACGTGGGGACACTGGTAACTTTTTAAATCTACCCTACTACAATGAAATGAAAGGACTACGTTATGCTATCAACGATAATGGCGCCAGTTGTACACTTGAGGAATTTTATAAGCTCTATGATGTTTTTGCTTGTAGCAAAGAAGCAGTCGAAGCAATCAAAACAGAAGAGAAAAAAATAGAAGAATCATTTCCTGGAGGACCCCCTTGCTTAAACAAATTAGCAGCAATAGGTTTTGGTGAGGGTTCCAGAAACAATGCATTATTTAATGTAGCAGTTTACTACAAACAATCACATCCAGATAGTTGGGAAGATGAAATTGTAAAAGCTAATATGAAATTTATGGACCCACCCTTAAGTAATAGTGAGGTTCAACAATTAATTAAATCAGTAAATAGAAAAGGTTATGACAAGTATAGATGTAAAGATGCACCTATCAATGCAGTATGTCAATCTGGTTTATGTAGAACTAAAAGATTTGGTGTAGGATTTGGTGAAGAAGAAATGCCAGTACTTGGAAGTCTTACAAAATATTCATCAACACCACCACAATGGTTTTTAAGTGTAGATAAAAAAAGAATAGAATTAAAATCAGAACAATTATATAGCCCAAATTTATTTGCATTAGCTTGTCTTGACCAGGCTAACTTAATTGTACCCATACCAAAACCAAAAGATTGGAAACAACATTTTTTAAAACCAATGATGCAAGACTTACAGGAGGTAGAACCTTTGGAGTCTTTAGATCCGGTCAATGAACTTACTGGATTACTTCAAGACTGGACTACCAATAGACAGAGTGCCAGAACAATGGATGATATATTTAACAAACTTCCATTTACAGAAGAAGGTCTTACTTATTTTAGAATGGAAGACTTCTATAATTTTTGTAAACGAAATCATTGGGAGATGGACAAAACTAAAACAGGTAACTTATTAAAAAGACTAGATAATTTTATAGGAGAGGAAAGAGTAAGAATCAAAAAACAACAACCAAGATTAGTAAAAATAAAAACAATGAAACACACAGAAGCGTCTGTTTCTAAAACACCATATCAAATAGAAAACTTTTAATGTTTGATACAGATGTGGGTGTTAACTGGCATTTAAAGTTTCGTTTAAAAATAGAAGAACTACAAAAAGAAAATGAACAACTTAAAACTAAAAACAAAATACTAGAACGTAAGGTAAAGAAATATGAAGACAATAATATTAGGACCACCGGGAACAGGTAAAACTACAACTTTATTAAACTTAGTCGATGAGTTTATACAAGATGGTATAAGGCCAAAACAAATAGGGTATTTTTCTTTTACTAAAAAAGCCGCAACAGAGGCGGCTAATAGAGCTGCTGAAAAATTTAATTTAGATAGAGATAATGATTTAACTTACTTTAGAACTTTACACTCTTACGCATTTAATCAATTAGGTATGACTAGAGAGAAGATGATGGGTAGTGAAGACTACAAAGAGTTTGGAGAAAAATGTGGTATTCCAATTAAGGTTGCAAAGTTTTCTGATGGTGATGGTACATTTAATTGTGACAATGAATATCTTACAATCATAAATACTGCAGCTGTAAAGAGAATGGATCTATTAGATTATTATGATTCAAGAAAAAATATATTAGACATAGAACGTAATACTTTGTTTCTGTTAGCAGAAGAATTAAAAAGATTTAAAAAAGAAAAAGGACTCAAAGACTTTAATGATTTACTAGAAGATTTTTTATTAAAAGAAACTACTAATAAGTTTGAAGTATTGTTCATTGATGAAGCACAAGACTTATCATTACTACAATGGGAAATGGTAAGAAAGATTTGGGCAAGAGCTGGCAAGACTTACATCGCAGGCGATGATGACCAAGCTATATTTAAATGGGCCGGTGCAGATGTAGATCACTTCATAGCATTAAAAGAAGAGGTTGATGACATACAAACATTAGATCAATCTTATCGTATACCAGGAGGACCTATACACGAACTATCACAAAAAATAATTAACCAAGTACAAAATAGATTTGATAAAAATTATAAACCTAGAGCAGAAGAAGGAGTCTTAAAAAGATATTCTGATATTACACAAGTAGATATGAGTGAAGGTAATTGGTTAGTATTATCTTCTGCAAATCATTTTCTAGATTCCGTTAAAGAAGTCTGTGAGCTGCGAGGTTGGTACTATCAATACAAAGGACGTAACTCTATACCTTTAAAACTATTGTTAGCATTAAACAACTGGGAGTCTTGGCGTAATGGTGCATTACTTAATCACCTGGAGATAAAAAATATTTATGAATACCTTGGAGCAAATGTATTAGAAGGATTTAGAAAAGGTAAAACACTACACGCAGATAATAAATATACATTAGAAGAATGCCAAAAGGATCACGGATTAATTATAAGTAATGTTTGGTATGAAGCTTTTGAAGGACTAGATCCTATCACGGAGAATTACATTCGTAATATGAGGGCGAATGGTGAGACGTTAAATAAAAATCCTCGTATAACAATGTCAACTATACACGGAGCGAAAGGAGGAGAAGCTGACAAAGTTTTATTGATGCAAGATATAACGAACGCTGCACTCGAAACATTTAGTTATGACCCGGATGAATTACATAGATTATTTTATACCGGCGCGACGAGAGCGAAGCGTGAATTGCACGTCTTGGACCCAAGAGATTTTGATCGAGCTTATATATTATGAAAAAAAATAGAATGTCAGACGACACACCAGAACTAGAAGATCCAATGTTAAAACAAGTAGGGGGTACACATTATATGTATATGGCCATACAACCCGCAGAGTTTATAAATAAAAACAAGTTGCTTTTTGCGGAGGGTAACGCTATAAAATATATATGTAGGCACTCGGAGAAGGGTGGCATACAAGATATAGATAAAGCAATACACTATCTTGAGATGGTAAAGGAAAGAGACTACAAGTGAGAAGTACACAGATACCTTTGTTTACTCCAGAAACGGAGTGGGTTATGCCAGAAGAGTTAAAAGATCTTCGAGGTCATAAAGAAATAGCAATAGATTTAGAGACTAATGATCCCCATTTAACTACACTAGGGTCAGGTAATGTAACTGGTAGAGGACACATTGCTGGCGTTGCGGTGGCCGTAGAAGGCTGGTCAGGGTACTTTCCTATCCACCACGAGTCTGGTGGTAATATGGACAAAAATTTAGTTTTAAACTGGATAAAAGATATTTGTAGCCAGGTTGACACTACCTTTATATTTCACAATGCAATGTACGATGTTTGTTGGTTAAGATCGGCAGGTGTTATTGTTAAGGGTAAGATAGTTGACACAATGATAGCATCATCTTTGATAGATGAGAACAGAATGTCTTATGCATTAAACACACTAGCAAAATTTTATGTAGGTATGGGTAAAGATGAATCTATTTTACAAGCAGCAGCAAAAGAATATGGACTTGATGCTAAAAAAGATATGTGGAGATTGCCTGCTTTATTTGTAGGCCAGTACGCTGAACGTGATGCTGAAGCTACCTTAAAACTTTGGAAAAGATTAGAGACTGAACTTTATACTCAAGAACTATGGGATGTATTTAATCTAGAAACTAAATTATTTCCTTGTCTAGTTGATATGAGATTCAAAGGTGTAAGAGTTGATTTAGAGAGAGCGGCTAAAATCAAAAAAAATCTTATGCAACGTGAGTCTAAAATCGTTAGTAAAATCAAAGAGTTAACAGGAGTTAACGTAGAAATACACGCAGCTAGAAGTATCGCAAAAGCTTTTGACAATTTAAAACTTCCTTATGACAGGACAGAAAAAAGTAATCAACCTAGCTTTACTAAAAACTTTTTACAAAACCATCCACACGAATTACCCAAACTAATTGCAGATGCAAGAGAGATAAATAAAGCTCACACTACATTTATAGATTCAATTACTAAACACTCAGTTGATGGTAGAATACACGCAGACATAAATCAAATACGATCAGATGCAGGTGGGACTGTTACAGGTAGATTCTCTATGAGCAATCCAAACTTACAGCAGATTCCAGCGAGGCATCCGGAACTCGGGCCGATGATTAGATCTATATTTATTCCAGAAGAAAAAACTACTTGGGGTTCATTTGACTACTCACAACAAGAGCCTAGAATTTTAGTACACTATGCAAAGTTACAAAACTTATCCGGTGTTGATGAAATTGTAGATGCATACAACGCAGGCGACGCAGACTTCCACCAGGTTGTTGCAGATATGGCAGGCATAGAACGTAAGCAAGCAAAAACTATTAACCTTGGTTTAATGTATGGTATGGGTAAAAATAAATTGATGGCAGAACTAGGTTTGATGAAAGAGTCTGCTGAAAAATTAATTAAACAATATCACGCGAAGGCTCCATTTGTAAAACAACTGATGGATAATGTATCTCGTAAGGCAAATGATAGAGGTAAGATTAGAACTTTAGGAGGACGT